ACTAGGGTTGTTACCTAGATGGGTGATGGAGTATAATTTACGAGAGAAGGATGACTTGGTAGGACATATGCAGGACAGCTACGGCTTCGGTGAACTGTACAAGTTTGGTGGCTATGTGACTGAGGATGGAAACTATTGCAGCGAACATGAAGATGACGATGACCTTCCTTGGATTGCCAAGATGAAGACAAAGGATGGTGACGTATACTTCTATGAGTACGCAATCACTGCACTGCCTACGCCTGACGGTTACTACATTACAAGGATGGATTGATATGCCTAAAACAACAGTAACAATTTACCTAGAGTTCGATGACATTGGACATGAAGAAGACGCATTGAAGGAATCAATCCATCAATACCTTACGGATCTGATTGATGATGATTCCTTAGTGTACTACATCAACGAAGAAATGAGGTGAGCCATGCCTAAGTTAGATTTAACACCTGCGAATACACCTGATGAGTTAGAAGGTTTGATTGAATATGCTTCAGGGTTAGCACTGGAAGACAGGATGAATGATCCAGAAGGAACCCATCCATTTGATAAGTTTGTGCGACAGTATGAGGATGAGTTAGTTGTTGCTGAACTTTTAGATAAACTAAAGGTTCAAGCTATGAACAGACTTGCACCTTCCTTTGTGGAGTGGCAGCAAAACCAACGGTCAAAGTTTAAACCTTCAAAGATGTTTCCAAAGGAGTGAGAAATGAAACGCATTAGCCCTATCAATCCTATCGCTAGAGCAGTTGCCCTATCAAGGCGTAGAGCTAGTGTCGTGCCACCTAAGAAGGGTAAGGGTTCTTTCAACAGGAAGAAACTCCCACCCGTTATAGAGGACTATAAAGGCTACAAAGGTAATTAATATTATCTTTTATTATCTTCTTTCTTTCTCTAAAGAGGATTATACACCTGGAAAATTTTTATGTCAAGGAGAAAAATAAATTGACATACTGGATTATGTATTGTATGATGCTATTTATGTTGGTGTTCGCTATATTAGGAACGCTAAGTTTAATTTTTGTCAGGTAAAGAAAGGATACTGTCATGACAAAAAAAAGAAAATATAATAATCACTATGAAATATCTGCAACCGATCTTGACTATGTAGAGACAGTCGCAGCCGTATCTGCAAACGAAATCGACATTGATGAAATCAATTCCTTCCTCAATGATACTGAAGATTACTTAAAAGATTTCGATGAGATAAACAAACATCAATTAAAAAAGGAACTAGGACTATGACTGTCAACCTATGGGAAAAAGATCGCAAGCGTTTGTTTAGGGATTTGTACCAGCAATACCTTGACGAAGGATATGATGCGAAGGAAGCAAAGAAACTTGCCAAGGAAGAAGCGGAAGATATCATGGCAGATACAAATGACTATGTTGATAGTATAAACAAGGCGTTATGGGATGAGTAAAGTTATTACAGAAAAAGAAATACTCATGCATAATATTCATGAGCTGCAGAAGAGCTTGCAGGATGCATACATTCGTATTGCAGAACTGCACGAGAACCTAGAAAAATGTTTAGCTGAAAAGGATAAACAACATGGCTAAGAAATATGAGAACATGTCGAGTGATGAACGCATGGCCTATTGGGAAAAGAAACGTGAGCAAGAAAAGAAAATCAAACAGAAGCACGTTGATCTTCTTGAGCCTTCACAGTTGAAAGCATTAAAGGACATGGACAAGTTACTTACTTCTGTGTTACGAACTGCAATGTACAATGACATGGGTGGCATGAGAATGGTGTCAATGGTTGAGATGCAAGACCTAGAAGAAGCACATAGCTTAGTTAAGTTCAAGTTTAATTTAGGAGATGAAGATGACAGTTAAGGTAATGAATAAGATGGAAGACTTCAAGAAAGTTAAGAGTGCAATTGACAAAGCTATCAGCGCATCAAACACTTTGACCTTGACAGAAAGTAAATTACTTGATAACATTCACGAGAGTTTAGAGAAAGCACATAGTGGTATCAGTAGGTTTATTAAAATTGTAGAACGCAAGGGAGATTATAACTAATGTTATTACATGAGTTCTATAGTGATGAAGATTGCTCTAGGGGTGGTGGCTCCTATAGAAAAGCAAGCATCTTCAAAGAGCCTGATGGTTCGTATACTATAGTAAAGATACAAGACGCAGCCATCATTGAAGAACTTAATCTGGCTGGTCACTCAGAACAGTACATGGAAAACATGGCAGAAGATTGGGTCATGGGTGTGAAGAGATGAAAAGATATAAGGTATTCAAAGCATGGTATGAACTATCTGAACAACTCAAGGCATCTGAAATTCCAGGAAGAGACTTCAGAGGATCAAAAGAATATCACATTGAAACATACCGTAACAATAAACTAACTGGTTTCTTTACAAGACCTACACACAAAGAAGCAAAACAGTTTGCAAGAGAATGGATGGAACCTGATTATGTCGGACGATGAAAATAAAATTATCAATCTTTTCAGTGTAGTAGATGACAATAATGAAAGAGAGATTGATCGTAGTGTAGAGGAAGCATTCAGTAAGGCACTAGAACAGGACATTAGAGATGTAATGATTCTTGGGTGGACAAAAGACGATCAGTTGTTTATGAGCCTTGCAGTCAATGACGCACCTGACATGATCTTTATGCTTGAACTTGTCAAGAAGGAGATACTAGATGCATCAAGATCATAAGATTTATTTTGAAACAGCAGAGAAAGTATCAGTCATTGAAGGTGTGGACAACATCAAAGAGTTCATGGAAGACAGAGCATACCTAGCCAAGGCTATGGGATACGATGCCATCATTGTAAATGATATGCTACAAATCTTTGATGATGGTGAACTATACGGAACTTACTTTCAACACAAGCATATGAACTAGGAGAAAATAAAATGGACATGAATGATTATCAAAAGTTGGCTATGAAAACTGCTATCTTTCCAAGCGACATGGGTGTATACTATGCCACCCTTGGTTTAGCTGGTGAGGCAGGTGAGATTGCTAACAAGGTTAAGAAGTTCATTCGTGATGGTCACTCAGTTGAGAAAGAAAAAGAACTCATTAGTGAACTTGGTGATGTACTTTGGTATGTGGCTGCAGTGGCAGATGTAATTGGTGTAAGCCTTGAGGAAGTAGCAAAAGATAATATGTACAAGCTGGCAGAGCGTCAGCGCAAGGGAACACTACAAGGTTCGGGAGATAATAGGTAATGTATAAGTGTCCAGAATGTAATGGCTCATCTATGGTATTGGATAGTGAGGACTTTTATAAAGTCAGTGACACATTAGTTAAATGTATGCATAGAATGAACTGATCTGAATTTGGCTGCGATGGGCAACTAGAAGAAGAAATATTTGCTCCTAAAGACGAAGACTTAACTATGTCATACTTCGTTCCAAATGGAGGAGCAAGTGATAATGCGGACGGATCGTAAGCCATCAGATATAGAAGTCAGACGTGAGGCATGTGATTGTGGATCGTCTGACGGTAGGGTTGTGTTCCAAGATGGACACAAGCATTGTTTCGTATGTGATAAACATTGGAAGGCTAACAGCATGGAATCAACAGCACAACAACAGATCATACCAGTTCAGAAGAACTATGTACCTGTTACAGATAAGGGTGTGTTCGCACCTATTGCTGACCGCCGTATCAAGAAAGAAACGTGTGAGTTCTTTGGTGTCAAGGTAACTCTTGGTGCCAATGGAAATGTCATGGCACACCACTACCCATATTACGACAATGACAAGAGTATTGTCGCTAACAAAACAAGAACAGTCGAGAACAAAACATTTCGTTGTGAAGGTAACGTAACTAACGCAGCCTTGTTTGGACAGCAAAAGTTTAACAAGGGTGGTAAGTACATTACAATCTGTGAAGGTGAGGTAGATGCTATGTCTGCCTACGAACTGCTTGGTTCTAAGTGGCCTGTTGTATCTGTTAAGACAGGCGCACAAGGTTCTGTTCGTGATGTAAAATCACAGTATGATTTCCTAAACTCTTTTGAAACTATTGTGATCTGTTTCGATAATGATGCTCCAGGAATTGAAGCTGCAAATAAGATTGCACAAATCTTTGAGCCTATGAAATGTAAGATCATGGACATGAAACTCAAAGATGCTAACGAATACCTGAAGCAGAACCAACGTGAAGAGTTTACTCGTGGCTGGTGGGCAGCATCACCTTACACACCTGCAGGTATCATTCGTTTGTGTGATCATATTGATTCACTATTTGAAGAAGATGATAATGAAACTGTACTATATCCATTTGCTGGTCTAAATGAAAAGCTATATGGAATGCGTACAGGTGAACTCGTTACCATCACTGCAGGTACAGGAGCCGGAAAGACTAGCATGATGTACGAACTAGAGTATCACATGCTAAAGAATACAGATGCAAACATTGGCATCATTCACTTGGAAGAAAACAAAAAGCAGACTATGTTCCATCTGATGTCCATCCCTGCTAACGATAGGCTCTTCATTAAAGAAGAACGTAAGAAGTATACAAGGGATCAGCTTCAGCCATACATTGAGGATACAATCCAGAACCCACGACTAATATCCTTCAACCACTTTGGATCTATCACAACTGATGAGATCCTGTCTCGTGTACGTTACATGGTCAAAGCTATGGACTGTAAGTTCATTGTCATTGATCACCTATCTATCTTGGTGTCAGGATTGGACGATGGTGATGAGCGTAGGAACATTGACATGCTGATGACTAAGCTACGTTCACTTGTAGAAGAGACACAGTGTGGTATGCTTCTGGTGTCACACCTACGGCGTGGCTCTGGTGATCAGGGAACAGAACAAGGTAAAGAAATATCCTTGTCTATGCTTCGTGGATCACATAGCATTGCACAGCTTTCAGATGCTGTCATAGGGCTTGAACGTGACCAACAGGCTGATGACCCTGTAGCAGCCAATACAACCACTGTACGTGTCCTGAAGAACCGTTATGCAGGTGATACAGGTGTAGCTACATACCTTCTTTACGACAAGACTACAGGACGTATGGCAGAGATTGATAATCCCTTCGATGCCAAAGCAAATGAACCAGACATTGGAGATTATATATAATGTTACAGCCGATCAAAGGTGCAGTGAACATACCGTTCTCAAAGCACAGATATCAACTCGCAGATCAGTCAGCTAAAGATGTGATCATGGACTATCTAATTAAGAATGGTCATACAATTACTGATAGTGAAGAAGATTTTTCTGTTGACATTAAATCAGAAAAGAATTATAATTCGTACTTCAGTGAGGTTGAAGTTAAGTTCTCATGGAGTGGTGACTGGAACCCAAACTGGAAAGAGATACGAATACCTTATCGTAAACACAAGCTAATCAATAAGGTTAAATCAATTGGAAAAGATAACTCCTTCTTTAACTTTTACATTCTTCGTTCTGACCTCAAGGCTGCATGGCGTATCAAAGATGACGTAGTTGCAGCGTCAGAAGTTAAAGAAGCTAAAGGAAGATACATTAAAAAAGGCGAACACTTTTTTCACATCCCTTATGAGAAAGCGATATTGATAGAACTATGAAACGTATAGCACTTGACATTGAAACAGATGGTATTGACGCAAAGGTAGTACACTGTGTATGTGGTCAAGATGTAGATACAGGAGAAAGGTTTGAGTGGCATGAAAATAACAATGGCTTTGACAGCCTGCCTAGATTACTATCTACATATGATGTTATTGTTATGCACAATGGCGTATCATTTGATGCACCAGTATTAAACAAACTACTAGACGCAAAGATACCTCTGTCTAAGATACGTGATACTCTAATACTATCACAGATTGTAGACCCTTCCCTAGAGAATGGACATAGCTTGAAAGCTTGGGGTCAAAGACTAGGGGAATACAAAATGGATTACTCTGACTTTTCTCAGTTTAGCATGGAGATGTTAGAGTATTGCAGACAGGATGTTGAAGTAACTATTAAGTTATACAAACACCTGTTGCCTAAACTACAGAAGTTCTCTGCTAGGTCTATCAAACTAGAGCATGACATACGTGCCATCATAGACCGACAAGAGAAGAATGGATTCAGCCTTGATATACCAAAGGCTTCTATCCTTGTAGCTAAACTTGCAGAAGAAGCTGCGGATATCGAACAGGAAATGCAAGAAATATTTCCACCCATTGTTCATGAAAGATATTCTGAGAAGACAGGCAAGAGGTTGCAAGATAAGGTTGAGGTATTCAATCCAGGTTCTCGCCAACAGATAGCCTTTCGTCTGATGGAGAAGGGCTGGAAGCCTGAGAAACATACACCTACTGGGCATCCAATTGTGGACGAAGGTACGCTAAAGAATGTGGACATACCCGAAGCACAAAAGATTGCAAGGTATCTTCTCCTTCAGAAGCGGGTGTCGCAGGTTAAATCATGGCTGGATGTAGTCCAAGAAGATGGTAAAGTTCATGGGCGTGTGATGACATTGAAAGCCATCTCTGGACGCATGGCGCATCACGGTCCTAACATGGCACAGATACCTGCCGTTTACTCTCCCTACGGCAAAGAGTGCAGAGAAGTGTGGAAGACTACTTCACCTTCGTACAAACTGTTAGGTTGTGATGCGTCAGGTTTAGAATTACGTTGTCTAGCACACTATATGGATGACCCTGAGTTTACTAAAGAGGTAGTAGATGGTGACATTCATACAGCAAATCAAAAGAATGCTGGACTAGAAACTAGAGATCAGGCCAAGACATTTATTTATGCATTAATTTATGGTGCAGGACCTGCAAAGATTGGTTCCATCGTAGGTGGTGGTGCTAGAGAAGGACAAGCAGTCATGAATAAGTTTATGTCAAACATGCCAGCATTGAAACGTCTTCGTAATGCAGTGGACAAAGCTGCACAAGAAGGTTTCATTCGTGGTCTGGATGGCAGACTATTGGTTGTCAGACAGCAACATGCCGCTGTTAATCTCCTACTACAAGGAGCAGGTGCAATCATATGTAAGGCTTGGCTTCGTAAAATAATACTACTAGCAGAGAGAGAAAAGATAGACTATAAACTTGTTGCTAGTATCCACGATGAATACCAGTTTGAAGTGAATACATTACATGCAGATAAACTTGGAAGGATTACAAAAGATGCAATGAAGTTTGTTGAAGAAGAACTCAAAGTAAACTGTCCCCTAGATAGTGAATTTAAAATAGGAAATAATTGGGCAGAGACACATTAACTGTTGACATTAATATTTTAGTGTGGCATAATACTTAAAATCAAGACGGTGATCATTGAATCACATTTAACAAGGAGAATAAAAACAATGAGTGTTATTTCTGGTAAAGCATATTGGGCATTTGTTCATGAAGCGAATACTACTTTTGAACCAACCTGGTCTATTGACGTTTCTTTAGATGAAGCTAATAAAGCTATCGTAGAAGCTGATGGTTTGAAGTGGCGTAACAAGGGTGACGAGCGTGGTGATTTCATTACAATCAAACGTAAGGTTACTAAGTCTAACGGCAACCCAAACGAGGCACCTGAAGTTGTTGATCACAACAAACGTATCCTAGCATCTGATAAAAACTTTATTGGTCCTGCTTCTATTGTTAATGTTCAGTACAGAACATATGAGTGGAACTATAAAGGTAACGCAGGTATCGGTGCAGACCTACAAAAGGTACAGCTTCTGGAACTAGAAGAGTTGCCTGATACATCAGACGATGAGTTGCCTGTTGTGGAATCAGGTTACTCTGCATCAGATAGTATCTCTGAAGAGGTTCCTTTCAATAGCTAAGTAGTACCAAGGGAGCAGCATCATTGTGAATGGCTGCGGGCTGGCTTGAGTTTGCGGTGGGTACGCCAGATTTTTACAGGGAGAAAAACATGAACGAATATACAGAAGAGTATGAACTTATTCAGCGTGATCCAATCATGGGAACCGAAACAGTTGTTAAGGGTTCTGCTCTAACATGGATGGAATTACAAGACCTACTACTTAGATTTGTCCATGCATCAGGATACTATTACATTACTGACATACAGTTTTTAAAAGATCAAGATCAAGATGAAGAGGAAGAGTTATGAGGCATGAAGCATACATGAAGAAGCTTATTGAGAATGGTGCTAATGTTGACATGGTAAACAATCCACCTCACTACAATCATGCAGGTATAGAATGCATTGAAGCAATTGAAGCCGCACTAACCCCAGAAGAGTTTCGTGGTTACTGTAAAGGAAACAATATCAAGTATACATGGCGTGAGAGTTACAAGAATAAAGATGAAGACCTCGCTAAAGCAAACTGGTACTTGACTAGGTTACTAAAACAAAAGGAAAGCTAATGGCTCATATTGACACACTAATAGATGATATCTATAAAACACTTGAAGACGGTATTGAAAACGTAACAGTTAAGAAACGTGATGCAATCTATAAGTGTGGTACAGAAGTAATGGAAGCAATAACAAGGGCTGTCACAGAAAAACGTGACAACTCCAACCCAACATTACGTATGTCACAGATTGGAAAGCCTTCACGTCAAGTATGGTATGACATGAAGAATACAAACCGTGAGCCTATCACTGGTCAAACAAAGATTAAGTTTTTGTTTGGTGATATTCTTGAATCATTGCTTCTATGTCTTGCACAACTAGCAAACCATGAAGTATCGGAACAACAAAAGACTGTCGAGGTGGATGGTATCAAAGGCCACACAGACTGTCGCATTGATGGAGTATTAGTAGATGTCAAGTCAGCATCGCCCTATGCTTTTAAGAAATTCAAGGACAGTACCCTGTCTACTGATGATCCCTTTGGTTATATTGCTCAGATTTCTGGGTATGCAGAAGCCCAAGGTGACAAGGAAGCAGCGTTCTTCGCAATAGATAAGTCATCTGCAGAACTTGTTCTGATGAAAGTTCATTCAATGCAAATGATCAATGCTAGTGATCGTATCAATGAACTTAAATCAGTTGTTGGTAAGGATACTCCACCACCACGTTGCTACACTGATGAGGCTGACGGAGCATCAGGCAATCGTAAGCTTGCTATTGGTTGTGTATATTGTCCATTCAAAAAATCATGTTGGTCAGATGCCAATGGTGGTATGGGGTTACGTGCCTTCAAATACTCTAACGGTGTTCGTTATCTTACAGTTACTGCCAAGCTACCAAATGTGGAAGAAGTTGCTGCATGAAGAAGACTACCAAGAGACAGAGAAAAAACTCATACTCACATAAGTATAGAAGCAACTCAGAACTTTCCTGCAGTGAACAGTTAACTAAGAATAAAATTGACTTCAAGTATGAACCATATCCCATTGCATATGAATGGTTTGAGAACAAGAAATACATACCAGATTTCCTGTTACCAAATGGTATTATACTTGAAGTCAAAGGCAGGTTCATGCTAGAGGACAGAAAGAAACATCTGTTCATTCGATCACAACATCCTGATATTGATATACGTTTTATATTTGATAACCCTTACCGTAAACTTTACAAGGGTGGTAAGATGACGTATGCAGATTGGTGTGATAAGTATAAGTTCAAGTTCTGTAAGTTAAACGAAGAGATACCACAAGACTGGCTTACCTGATGATAGATACGGAAATTAATCTCGTACTGTCTAATGATGCCCAAGTAAGTATATCATCCCCAGAGAAAACTTTATATCTGGCGGTTATCCTTCAAGCATTACTAGACGCAACCAAGCCTTCATACAACGGAGAACCAGAACATGCAGTCCTAGAAAGAGACAGGGCTATAGCATG